TTTTCTTCAGGGATCAAAAGGAGAACAAAATCTAGTTCAGGATTTGATAAATGAACAGATAAGAATGTATGGTGTTGAGATTTACTATATTCCTAGAAGATATATCACTAAAAATACAGTAATTGCTGAAGTAATCCAATCAAAATTTGATAAGGCATACCCAATTGAAGCATATGTCTCTTCTTATGATGGATATGGTGGGCAAGGAACACTTCTGTCTAAATTTGGAATTCAAGATATTGATGACTTAACTCTTGTAGTATCTAAAGAAAGATTTGAAGATTATATTTCACCACTAATAAAACCTATTAGTAATATTGAATTATCAAGTAGACCGAAAGAAGGAGACTTAGTTTATTTTCCTTTGGGGGATAGAATATTTGAAATAAAATATGTTGAACATGAATCTCCATTCTATCAATTGCAAAAGAACTATGTGTATGAATTGAGATGTGAACTCTTTAGATATGGAGATGAAGTTGTAGACACGGATATTGAGCAGATAGATGATAATTTTATAGATCAAGCATACACTCAAACATTCAGACTAGTTGGTTCAGGAAGAACTGCAACTGCTGTGGCAAATATTTTTGATGGGGCAGTTTCTTCTATCACTGTAACAAATAGAGGTAGAGATTACACATCTGCACCAAGAGTTGCAATATCTTCTTCTCCATCTCCAGGAGGAACAGCAGTTGGTGTTGCAACTTTAATTACGGGGATGTTTGATTATTGTGCAGATTCCAAAGAAAATTATAAGGTTCAAGGAGTAGAAATTGTAAATTCTGGTTACGGATACACTTCAGTTCCAATGGTTGCATTCATTGGTGGTGGAGGCGTTGGTGCTGCCGCATTAGCAACAATATCAGATGGAGCAGTCGGTGTAATTACAGTAACTGATGGAGGTTCGGGATATGATTCAGCACCAATAGTATCTTTTGTTGGAATTGCATCAACTTCAGCGTCTGCAAATGCAGTCCTGACAAATGGATCAGTCACATCAATAAGAATAACAAATACAGGATCTGGATACACAGTAGCACCGAGTGTAACTATTTCTGATCCATACTTACTTGGATCTGGATCATTCATCTTTAATGAAGCAGTTACAGGATCTGCAAGTAGCGCAACTGCTCTTGTAGAGTCTTGGAATTCAGTTACAAATGATTTGGAATTGAAGAACTTTACAGGGGAATTTGTTGTTGGTGAAATTATCACTGGAAGTGAATCGGGAGCAACTTATAAGGTTCTAACTATAAATATGGTAGATTCTGATGATTCTTATAGTCAAAATATAGACATTGAGACTGAAGCAGACCAAATATTAGACTTTACAGAAAAAAATCCATTTGGAACACCTTAAATAGTTAAATAATCAATAGTATCTGGGAAAATATATGTTTGAGTATTTTTATAACGAAATAATAAGAAAAACAGTAATCGGATTTGGAACTTTATTTAATAGTATAACAATTAAGAGAAAGGATTCTTCCGATAATGTTTTTTCTATTGTTGAAGTCCCAATTGCATATGGACCAACTCAAAAGTTTTTAGCAAGACTTGAGCAATCACCAGACTTAAACAAACCAGTCCAAATTACTCTTCCAAGACTTTCATTTGAAATGGTAGGATTAAACTATGATCCAACCAGAAAAGTTACGCCAATACAAACGATTATATCATCTACAAAAACTGACAAGACAGACCTAAGAGTCACTTATATGCCAGTTCCATATAATGTTTCTTTTGAATTGTCCATTATGACAAAGAGTAATGATGATATGCTTCAGATAGTTGAGCAAATTTTACCATACTTTCAACCTTCATATAGTATAAGTATAGACTTAGTAGACGTTATTGGAGAAAAGAGAGACATTCCCATCACTCTTGATAATATAACTATGGATGATTCTTATGAAGGTGATTTCAGCACAAGAAGAGCCTTGATATATACGCTAAGATTTACTGCGAAAACTTACATTTTTGGTCCAACATCTTCCGAATCTTCCAAAGATGTTGTCAAGAAAGTTGCTATTGGGTTTGTTTCTGGAGAAAATACAGGATCTCCTACAAGAGATATTACTTACAGAGTAGAACCACAAGCAACTAAGAAATATATTGATCAGGTATCAACTACACTTTCAGAAGATATTAATCTAGAGACTACAATTATTGATGTTGCAGATTCTTCCGCAATCGCAAAAGGATCTTATATTGCAATAGACACAGAAACATTATATGTAAAATCTAAGACTGGAAACAAACTTACAGTTAGAAGGGGTGAATATGGGACACCAATATCTCTTCACGTATCTGGTTCTGGAGTAAGTATTATAACAGAAGCAGATAATGCTTATGTTCAAATTGGTGATGATTTTGGATTTAGCGACAGCTTCTGATAATTATGAGTAATAAATTTGACAATTTAGATGAGACCTTTAATGTGGAAGAAACAATGAAACCTGTAGTAGAAGTTGAGAGCGTTGATGTAGAGAGTTCAATCGACAAATTCGAAAAAATATCTGATGATATTAAAAAAGATTATGAATATAGTAGAGGAAACTTGTATTCTATTATAGAAAAGGGTCAAGAAGCATTAAACGGGGTTATAGAACTTGCCCAAGAAACTGAGATGCCAAGAGCATATGAAGTTGCTGGACAGTTAATAAAAAGCGTATCTGATGCAACTGAAAAGTTAATTGACTTACAAAAGAAGTTGAAGGACATTCAGTCTGATGATAAAAAGAAAAGTCCGACAAGTGTTACAAACAATGCTTTGTTTATAGGGTCAACAGCAGAACTTAGTAAATTATTAAAGCAGCAGAAAGATGATTAATAAATAGTAAAACGGAAGACTTTTATAGATAAATGAATAACCCATTAAAAGATCCAAAAAATAAAATTAAAAGATCTACAGGTCCCGGTGCTCTTACCCCAAATGCTGCAAAAGAGTTGGGACCAAAGGCAGTAGAACTTCAAAAGAAAAAAGCTGCTTCCGTAGATTTACCAAAAGTAAAAAAAGAAGAGGTCATGCTTGTAGATAAGATTCTTCAAGAAATTGGAGAGGAAAAAAAGGGTCTTTGGGCAAATATTCATGCCAAGAGAAAGCGTGGAGAAAAACCAGCAAAACCTGGCGATAAAGACTATCCAAAAACATTAAATGTTGAGGGTATTGAGCAAGCTAGAGATAATGTTGGTGCTGATAAGTGTTGGAAAGGTAAAAAACTTGGGACACCCAAAACTAAAATGAAGGGTGGAAAAGAAGTTCCAAACTGCGTTCCTGAAGAGGTAGTTTCAGAAACTTGCGGAACCAAAAAGCATGGTGGAGATGCTGAAAAACCAGGAAAAAATAAAAACTATGTAAAAGAAATTGAAGAATCTGTAAGAATGCCAGCAAAAAGTGGAAACATTTATTATGTAATGGTTTCTTGGAGGGGAAAGGTTTATTCGATTCAAATGTTCTTCCCATATTCTAATCGTCCATCCAGACAAGAAATTCAAAATGAGGTGGAAAAAGTATATCCAGGTTGCAGAGTTACTTATTTTACTATGAGAGATTATGAACCAGGACAACCACTTCTTCAGGTAGAAGATTGGCAAAAGGTAAATAAGTCAGATAAAACTGACGGAATGAGTCCTGCAGCAGTCAAAGCATATAGGAGAGAGAATCCAGGTTCCAAACTCAAAACTGCTGTAACTGGCGACCCAAAACCAGGAAGCAAGGATGCCAAACGTCGCAAGTCATTCTGCGCACGCTCTAAGGGTCAGCAAGACATACATAACATCGATTGCTCATCCACACCAGATAAACCAGTTTGTAAAGCCCGTCGCCGTTGGAAGTGCTAGTATGAAAAGTTTTAAAGAGTTTTTATCAGAATCGGTAAACATATCTGGAGACTTTAACGGAAGTCTTTACATCAACTCTCAACCAGAACAAAAACAAGTTGGTGAGAGTTATCTTGCTGATGTAGTCTGGCAAGGTAACTTATACAGATTTGAGATGGTAACAAAGTCCGGTCTTCCATCAAAACAAGAACTTGGAGAAGATCTTCAGGGAGAATATCCAGGTGCAGTTGTTCATCAAATTTATCCAGCAAAACAAAATAACACAAAAATAAAAAGTACAAGTAGATATCACCCTTCAAAATTAGAGTGGATTTGAGTTATGGCACAGTGGAATAAAAATAATCAAGACTATCTAAATCAAGAAAGAAGTCTTTTTGAAGTTTATATGTGTGCTGATAGATACGGCAATATTGATGGGTGTCATGGAACTGCAAGCGGTAGTAGTGCTTTTGGAGAAAATATTTCTGTTCCCATTACTCCAGTTTTTCAACTTGATGGACTTTATGGATTGAATTCGGATAGATTTGAAACTTATTCGTTTGGCACAGGTATCACAACTTCTAGTACTTTGATGGAAGTATCAACAGGAACTGGTGCTTATGGATATGGAGTTATTCGTTCTAAAAGGGCAGTAAGATACCGTCCAGGACAAGGTGCTCTGACAAGATTTACAGCACAATTTTCTGGGGGTGTGGAAGGATATACTCAAAGAGCTGGATTCTTTTCACAAGAACAAGCACTTCAAGTTGGTTTTAATACTGATGGAAAATTTGGCATTCTTCGTGAGAATGGTGGTAAGGCACACATTCATAGATTTTCTATTACAACGCCAACAAGCGGAACGGAAAATATAACCGTCACTCTTGCCGGAGTTGCGACTACATTTACCATCGAATCAGGAACAATAACACAGAATGCAACTGGTATTGGCACCAATACATTTCCTGGTTGGATTACTGATTATAGCAATGGATTTATTGATTTTCTATCTACAAGTGTAGGTCCAAAGGTAGGAACATTTTCTATTGTAAGTAATGGAGATTTTGTAGCAACATCTACAACTGCACAATCAGGAGTAAATCATACTAGCAATTGGACATATCAAGAGGATTGGAACTTTGATAGTATGACTGGTGTTGGCGGAACTACTAACCCATCAGGAGTTACGCTGGATCCAACTAAACTAAATGTATACCAAATCAATTTCCGTTGGTTGGGTGTTGGCGAAATGAGATTTGCAGTAGAAAATCCTTTGACTGGTGACATGATGCCAATTCATCATATTCATTATGCAAATAGAAATAACACAGTTCACTTAGACAATCCATCACTTAAGGTTGGTTATGTTGCTGCTAATTTGGATGGAAATCCTGGCGTTGGCGTATCCGTTTCTGGTGCATCCTTGATGGGTGCAATTGAAGGTATTATTAATACCACAACAAATCCAATTGCTGCATTTAGAACAAAAACTGGTGGAATGAATAGCAGTGGTACAAAATTTCATCTTCTTACCATTAAAGGTGGTATGATCGTTAACAATAAAATTAATACAAGAGAACTTATAATAAAAAAAATTAGTGCTTTAACAACATCATCTTCATCATCACCATGCTTTATTTACTTATATCTCGATCCAACAACCAATGATCCTTTAGATTTTACACCTCTTGGAAACGCATCTTCATACTCAAGAACAGATACAGCAATTACTGATGGAGATCCAATAGCAGTATTTTGTGTTACCTCTGGTGCTCCAGAAACAATTGATCTTGATGCATTAAGAATTGTTCTTCCACCTCAAAGAAGATTGACGATGGCAATTTCATCAGATTCAGTTTTACAAAAAGCAGATTGTGCAATAACTTTTATTGAGGACTAATTTTTATGAGTGAAGTATATCTTGGCAATCCTTTATTAAAAAAAGCAAATACTGCAATAGAATTTACAGAAGAGCAAATTATTGAATTTGTAAAATGTAAAGATGATCCAGTTTATTTTGCAAACAATTACATTAAGATTGTTTCTCTTGATGAGGGATTGACACAATTCAAACCATACAATTTTCAAGAGAAATTAATTAATAATTTTCATAAGAATAGATTTAATATATGCAAGATGCCTAGGCAGACTGGAAAGTCTACAACTGTCGTATCTTATCTACTTCATTATCTTATTTTTAATGATAGTGTAAACATTGGTATTTTGGCAAACAAAGCGGCAACTGCAAGAGAACTTCTGGGAAGACTTGCCACTGCTTAGGAGAACTTGCCTAAATGGATGCAACAGGGTATTATAGCATGGAACAGAGGTAACATCGAGTTAGAAAATGGATCAAAGATACTGGCTGCTTCTACGTCTGCAAGTGCTGTCCGAGGCATGTCATTCAATATCCTCTTTCTCGATGAGTTC